GACGAACCCGCTGTTGAAATCGAAGTCAAGATGTCCTCCTTTGATGAGAACCTCGCCGAATCCATCCCGGAAGGCGAGTTGCAGTCCATTTCGGATGAACTGCTCCAGTTTATTCAGGATGACATCACCTCCCGCAAGGACTGGGAGCGTACCTATAAGGACGGTCTTGACCTGCTAGGGCTTCGCATTGACGAGCGCACAGAGCCGTGGGACGGGGCGTGTGGTGTCTATCACCCTATCCTGTCCGAGTCGGTGGTGAAGTTCCAGTCGGAGACGATTCTAGAGACCTTCCCGGCATCGGGTCCTGTTAAGACCAAGATCATCGGCAAGATCACCCGCGAGAAGGAAGAAGCCGCCGCTCGGGTGCAGGACGACATGAACTACGAACTGACCGAGGTCATGGTCGAGTACCGCAACGAGCATGAGCGGCTACTGTGGAACCTACCGATTACGGGCAGTGCGTTCAAAAAGGTCTACTTCGATCCGAGTTTAAACAGGCAGGTTGCTATGTTTATTCCGGCAGAGGACATCATCGTTCCTTACGGCGCGTCGGATTTGCAGTCCTCCCCACGGATTGCCCACCGCATGAGGAAGACCGAGAACCAGATCAAGAAGCTGCAAGTCGCTGGGTTTTACCGCGATATTGAACTGGAAACACCGTCCCGAAACATCACCGAAATCCAGAAAAAGAAGGACGAAGAGGCTGGCATCAACATCGTCGATGATGACCGCTACCTGTTGTATGAAGTCCATATTGACTACGACCTACCGGGATATGAAGACCCGGATGGGATTGCCCTGCCCTACGTCATCACTATCGCCTCAACCGGTGAGGTGCTGGCAATCCGACGCAATTATCTGGAAGATGATGAGACCCGCCAAAAGCGGATGCACTTCACCCACTACATTTACATCCCCGGCTTTGGCTTCTACGGCTTTGGCTTGATCCACTTGGTCGGTGGATTTGCAAAAAGTGCGACATCTATCCTTCGACAACTTGTTGACGCAGGCACTCTGTCAAACCTCCCGGGGGGTTTCAAGTCCAAAGATTTGCGTGTCAAGGGGGACGATACCCCGATTGCGCCGGGGGAATGGCGAGATGTCGATGTGACCGGCATGACGATCAAGGACTCGATTGTTCCGCTGCCGTACAAAGAGCCGTCCCAAACGCTCTACAACTTGTTAAATACCATCGTCGAAGAGGGCAGAAAGTTCGCCTCGGTGGCAGATTTGAAGGTTGGCGATATGTCCAACCAAGCCCCGGTAGGCACGACCTTGGCGATTTTGGAGCGGACATTGAAGGTCATGAGCGCGGTGCAAGCCCGTGTCCATGCCGCGATGAAGCACGAGTTTAAACTCATTGCGACCATCGTCCGTGACTACACCCCAGAGTCGTATTCCTATGAAGTCGATGCGCCCAAAAAGGCAAAGCGCGATGACTACGACTTGGTGGACATCATTCCGGTGTCTGATCCCAACGCCTCGACAATGGCGCAAAGGGTTGTTCAGTACCAAGCCGCCTTGCAGTTGGCAGCGACTGCGCCGGGAATCTATGACCTACCCCAGCTTCACCGGCAGATGCTGGAAGTGCTGGGCATCAAGAACGTCGCCAAGATCATCCCGATTGAGGATGAGCAAAAGCCCATGAACCCCGTATCGGAAAACATGGCAGCGTTGTCCGGCAAACCGATCAAAGCCTTCCTGTATCAGGATCATGAAGCGCATTTGAAGGTGCATATCAACGCCATGCAAGACCCGAAGATACAGCAGATCATTGGGCAGAACCCGCAAGCACAGGTTATCCAAGCGGCATTGCTGGCGCACATTAACGAACACGTTGCTTTCCAATATCGCATCGAAATAGAGAAGATGCTGGGCGTTCCCCTCCCACCCCCGGACGAGCAACTGCCCGAGGACATCGAGGTCGAACTGTCCCGCGCTGTGGCGATTGCGTCCGAAAAGCTACTCGACAAGGACAAGGCAGAAGCCGCTCAAAAACAAGCCGAGCAAGCCATGCAAGACCCCGTTGTCCAGCAGCAAAACCGCGAACTGGACATCCGCGAAGCCGAAGTCATGCGGAAAAAAGCCAAAGACGAAGCCGATTTGCAGCTTCGTGCGGCAGACATTACCGCCAAAGATCAGCGAGAGCGGGAGCGTATTGCGGCACAAGAGCGCATTGCTGGCGCACAGATCGGGGCAAAAGCCGCCGAATTGGACAAGAGCATTGATTCCAAGCAGTTAATCGAAGGACTGAAGATGGGAGCAGACCTTGGCACTAAGGGATTATCTTCTCAGTGAGTTAAAAAAAGAACAAGAGGTGTTGAAGGAGCGTATCGCCTTCAACCCTGTTGAGGACTACTCCGCTTACCGCGAGGTGGTGGGGGAAATCCGTGCGTTTCAACGTTTAATAAGAATCATAGAGGACTTACCAGATGACTAACGAAGAACTGATGAAGTTGTTACCTGACCCGCAGGGCTATCGGATTTTGATTGCGATACCAAAAAAAGAGGAGACCTTCAAGGATTCTCAAATTGTTATCGCCGAATCCACCCGTCAAAAGGAAGAGATCGCGTCGATTGTTGGCTTGGTGATGAAGTTGGGTCCACAAGCCTACAAAGACCCGGAAAAGTTCCCTGACGGTGCGTGGTGCGGGGAAGGTGACTACATCATCATGCGTTCTTACTCCGGCACACGGTTCAAGATCACCACGCCGGAAGGGGATCAGGAGTTTCGCATTATTAACGATGACACCGTCGAGGCTGTCATTGCCGACCCACGGGTAGTTACCCGCCTATAAAGGAGCATTTATGTCCGAGAACAACCCGCAACTTGAGATCGAGATCGAGAGCGACTCTCAGATCGAGATCATTGACGATACCCCGGAACAGGATCGTGGCAAGCCAGAGCCCAAAGGGACTGTCGAGGTCACCGATGACGAAATCTCCCAGTATTCGGAGAACGTCCAAAAGCGCATCCGGCAGCTACGGGCTGTTTACCATGATGAGCGCCGGGAAAAGGATCGTCTTGCCCGGGAGCATCAAGAAGCGATTAACTACGCCAAGCAGATTGCCGAGCAAAACCGGATTTTGCAAGAGCGCCTGTCTCAGGGTGAGCTGGTGCTGGTAGAGACCAGCAAGGAAAAGCATGATGCCCTTCTGTCTCAAGCAGAGCGGGAATACAAGGAAGCCTACGAAGCCGGTGATACGGAAAAGCTGATCACCGCGCAGAAGAAGATTTCCGAGGCAGTGGTCGGCAAGCGGGAGATAGAAAATTATCAGCCCCGCTATCAGCCCTCTTTACAACAGCCAGAAATTCCAGTAGAAACTCGACAACAACCTCAGCAAGTTGTTCCTGACGAACGCACCCGTCAGTGGGTAACCGAGAACCAATGGTTCGACCAAGACCCAGTTATGAGAGGTGCTGCCTTTGGTATCCACGATGAACTCGTCCGTAGTGGATATGTCGCTGGTTCGGACGCCTACTTCGAGCAGATCGATGCTCGCATCCGGGACGCTTTCCCGAATAAATTCAGGTCTTCAAAACCTGCCGCCAATGTTGTCGCTCCTGCTTCCAGAGCAGCGCCGGGATCAAAGAAGATTACCCTGACAAAGACTCAGGTCGCCATTGCAAAGCGACTTGGAGTTCCTCTGGAAAAGTATGCAGAACAAGTCGCAAAGGAGATGACAAATGGCTGATCGCACACCACGAGATCAAGAGACTCGCGAACAAGGGATGAGGAAAAAGGCTTGGACACCGCCTTCACTCCTGCCAAATCCCAACAAGGAAGACGGTTATTCGTACCGCTGGATTCGTAAATCGATTCTGGGGCAGTCGGATGATCGAAACATGATGTCCAAGCAGGATGAAGGGTGGGTTCCTGTGAAACGGGAAGATCACGCTGAACTGCAATATCCCGGCAAGTCCACTGGACTGGTCGAGATCGGTGGGTTGGTACTCTCCAAGACGCCAACGGACTTTGTCGAACAGCGTAACGATTACGTTCGCAACCAGACAGATGCCCAGACGCGCGCGGTGGATGCCAATCTTATGAAAGAAAATGATCCTCGGATGCCGCTGTTTAGTGAACGAAAATCAACCACTAGCAGAGGCAGAAGGGAATAAGGAGTAAAACATGGCTTATCCTGAAGTATCTGCCCCCTACGGCATGGTTCCTGTGAACCTGCTGGGTGGTCAGGTGTATGCAGGTCAGACCCGTGATCTTCCGATTGGTCAAAACGAAACTACTGCCATCTTCTTTGGTGACGTAGTGACGTTGAACTCCAGCGGCAAAATCACTAAGGTCGAAACCACCGCTACCGCCACCACCATTGGTGTATTCCTCGGATGCACCTATATCGATCCCAATACGTCGCAGCCGGTGTTCAAGCAGTATTACCCCGGTGCAATCAACGTTGCGGGCATTCAGGCGTATGTACAAGATGATCCTGATCAGTTGTACAAGGTCGCTGTGGCTTCCAGTGGCACAACCATTAGTTTCCTGACCCAAGCCGCTGTTGGCAAAAACGTGTCGCTGGTGCAAAACTCGGGCAACACGACCAACGGTAATTCCCGTAACGCTGTTCTCAGCACGACTGACACAGAGACCACTCTGCCAATTCGTGTTGTTGACGTTGTACCCGAGACTGCCATTGCTGGCTATCCC